CGCCCCCCACGCCCCCCCGGCCCCAGGCCCCCAGCCGCTCCAGGCCCCCAGGCGCCCCCAGGCGCGCCCAGGCGCTCCAGGCGCTCCAGGCCCCCAAGGCCCAGGCCCAGGCTCCCAGGCGCTCCCCAGGCCCCCCAGGCCCCCCAGGCCCAGGCTCCAGGCGCTCCCAGGCCCAGCCCCCCCAGGCTCCCCAGGCCCAGGCTCCCGTTAGACTTTCGCCTGGCGGTTTTCGTCGCCCGTGCTGGTCGTGGATTTCCCGTCCTCAGCCTCGAGGATCACGGCGAGGTACTGGACCCGCGCCGGCGTGAGGCCACGGGCACGCCATCGCCGCACCACCTTCCCCTTGAGGCGCGTGACCACGCCGGTGAGCGCCCGGGCGATCAGCTCGTCATAGCCTTCGGCGCTCAGGATGGGCGTCTTGAACTTCAGGCCGGCCGCCCGGCGCAGGGCGTGGGGAATGAGGCCGGTGCGGGTCTTGAGCCAGGTCCCCTCGGTGAGCACGATGCCGATGGCCTCGCCCGGCTGCAGGGGCCGGCGCGCCGCGAGGATCGTCAGTTGGTCCCAGGGCGCGCCGTAGGCGTCGAAGTCGAAGCAGTTGAACACGCTCAGGTCGATGGCGCGCAGCACGCGCTGATTGTCGGCCACGAAGCACGTTCGCCCGTCCTGGTGCCAGCGCGCGTCGCACCCGACATAGCTCGCGGCCTCATGCCACACGGCGTCGTACATCAGGCCGGTGCCGGCGAACGCATCGAACACGCGGGTCTGGGCGGGGCCGAGCGCCTCGAGCACCGCGCGTCGCAGGTTCACCTTCGCGCGCTTCGCCCCTTTGGCGTTGTCGATCTTCGGAATGGGCAGCGGCATGGGATCACCAGGGGTCGGCTTCGCCGGCGGCGGGCATGTCGGCGACCAGGCCGAGCTCGACCTCCACGCCCTCGACCTCGGCCATGACGGCCTTGAGCTTGTCGAGCGCGATCGCCTGCGACTTCAACGGCCCGCGAATCGCAATCCAGAACTTATCGTCCACCCCGCTGACGTCGAGTTCCTTGACGACCGCTTCCTTCTGACTCTGCTCGCGCATGTGCTTCTTGAGTTCGGCCTCATCGAAGAACGGGCGCAGCGGCAGCTTGTGGAGCCGGTCGTCCATCAACTGGTCGGCGTCCCACTTCGACAGCTCGCCCGTGCGGTTGTCGTAGAGGGCGAGGGCACGCTTGTCGTCGTCGGTCAAGCCCGATCGCCGCACGGCCACCAGCGTCTTGCCGTCCGTCTCGATGATGTGCAGCTTGGTGAGGCCCGCTTCGGCGGCGGCTTCAACGACGCCATTGCCGGCGAGGATGACGTTGTTCTCGTCGATAACTATGGAGCGCGCCGCGCCAACTTGCTCGATGGCTTCGAGCAGCATCTTCGCGCCGCGCGGCGTGTGGAGGCGCCGGTTCTTCAGGTCGCCCCGCAAATCCTCGATGGTCAGGTCCGGCGGCGGGCTCGTGCTGCCCGCGGGGACTTCCGTGCTTCCCGTGCTCTGCTTTTTCGCCATACGGCGTCTCCTTACTGGATGCTGGGCGGCGGCTCATCGAACTCGTTGAACCCATCGTCGGTGTCTCCATCACTGGCGACGCTGACCCGTGACCGGCTCGACGGCGTGAGGCCGAGTTCCGGCCAGAGCTTGATGCACGCTTGCAACGCCCGGGTGCCGATCGCCAGGTAGGGGTTGGGGATGGGGTAGCCGCTGGGCGCCGGCACGACCATGCCCCGCCGGTGGACTTGCGCCATCGCTTCGAGGTAGCGCGCCCACTCGATGCAGAGCGCGATCAGCGCGCCCTTGTCGCCGGCGGTGACGTGCTTGGCCCGCCGCAGCTTCGGCGCGAGGTACTTCCATTCCGCCTGGGCCACCGGGTTGTGGTCCAGTTCGGGCGGCGGCGCGTCGAACACGGACGGGTCGATGGGCGGCAGGATCGGCTCGTTGAAGTTGAGCGGCCGCTTGCCGGGGTTCCCCTCGAGCATCCGCTTCGCCGTCGGGTTGGGTTTCCGTCCGCGCATGGCTCACGTGGGCTGGATGATGCGGGGCGGGAACGCCTGGACGGCGCGCGGCGAGGGCAGCGTCTCGACGTCCATCTCTTTGGCGAACGGCTCGGCGTCGTTGACGTGGCAGACGATCCGCGCGACCAGGGCGTAGCACGCGATCCCCGTCTCGGTCGTGCCTTCCCAGACCCGCGCCGGTGTCCCGTTGATTTCCACGATCCGCGTCGTGTTGTGCAGGATGACTAGCACGTCACCGATGCCCCTTCCGCGTGTTGCACCGCGTACACAACGACTGGCTGTTGCTCGCCGCGCGATGCGCCCCGCCGTGGCGCAACGCCACGATGTGATCGGTGACGGTCGCCCGGACGCGCTCCCCGAGCTGGACGCACAGGCTGTGCTGCGCGTGCAGTTTGCCGTCGGCCCGTTGTCCGCACCACGGGAAGCGCTGCAACCAGGCCGCCGAGAAGGCGTCCCACGCCGCGTCGTAGCCCCGGTCCCGCGCCGTGCCGCGGTTGATGTCGCGTTGCACGACGCACTGCGGACACGGCCCGCGGAAGATGCCGTGGCCGCGAGGACAAGGACGCCGGCCCGTTCGCATGATGCCCGTTCAGTCGACGACTCCGATGTGACGGCCTGCGTGAAGCTGATGGTGAAACCAGGCTTGAAGCTGGTCGCCGTGAACCCAGGCCGCCGCGAGGAGCGCGATCATGCCGCCGTAGTGAAACGCCGTGAGCCGGATGTCGACGCCGAACCGCAGAATCGGCACGAGCGTCGCCGAGGCGACGTCCTCGACGCGGGGCCGCTGGTCCGCATCCTCGAGCGCGGCCTCCATCGCGTCGGCCCACCGTTCGGCGAGCAACGGCACCGCCGCGTTTTGCAGCGCCTCCTGTTGCGCGGCCGTCGCCAGGAACCACCACCCGCGCCATGACTCGGGCCGCACGGGGCAGCCGGCCGGCAGCGGGTGCTCGTCCAGCAGCGTCGCCCAGATGAACGCGTCCCGAATCGTCATAGCGTCACACGCTTGACCGCTTCGATGACGACCTCGCCGCAGGTATCGCAGCGGATCGAGATCGTCTCGACGCCGTCGGTCGCCGAGAAGGTGCGCGTCCGCATGTTCACCGCCGCCACCTTCTCGCTCAGGCAGCGCACCTGGTGGCCGACATGCTTGCGGAGCGTCGTGGCGAGCTCCTCGTCAGCGCGGATCGTGGGCGGGCCTGGGCGTCGGTTGTTCATACGCCCCCCGTGGGGCGGGCCAGCCCCCCCGTGCGGAGGTGGCGCCGCGTACCCGCGCAGCGGCGCGGTGCCGTGCCAGCGCAGCGGAGCCGTGCCGTGCCAGCGCAGCCGCGCCGTGCCGTGCTGCTCATTTGCGGACCTTCTGCTGTTGCTCGACGCGCTCGAGATACTTGTCGAGTGTTTCGCGGTGCTCTTCGAGGTGCTCGATTCGCGTCCGCAGCTTCCCGATCTCCGCCTCGAGTTCAGCCTGGCGGTCGAGGGCCGTCTGCAACTCCTCGAGGTCGGCGCGCACATCGCGGGCACCGTGCCGGGTGCCGGCGGCCGCGAGGGCCAGGCCCAGGTAGTGCCGCAGCAGTTGTCCAGGGGTCGTCGCCATCAGAACCTCACGCTCCAGCGCACGGACGGGTAGGGCCGCACGTATTGGGTCTGCCGGCCGCCATAGAACATCAACCCCGTGCCGATGCCCGCGATGCCGGTGCCCGCCCAGAACAGCCCGTTGTTCATCTGGCAGTCCGCGATGGGCAGGGCCGTCTCCTTGGGGTCGGTGCCGCACGGGGCCAGGTCGCGGCCCAGCCGCACGTTGCGGTACTCCTCGCTGAGATCCGAATCGCGCTCCCACGTCGTGGAGGCGACCACGGCCACGAGGCCGATCGCGACCATCCCGACGCCAATCCAAAACATCAGCGGGTGTTCCATCCCGGTGTAGGCGACCGCCTCGCCGCCGCCGGGGTGGGTCGAGTACTGGCGCATGACTTCGGCCCGTGCCTGGGAGGTGAGCGGCCCTTGGGCCAGCGCCGCCGAGGGCGTGGCGAGGAGGAGGGCCAGGACGATCACTAAGGGTTTCATCGCACGACCTCCCCACTCGCGGTGACGCTCGGGTTAAACCCTTGCCCCCGCGTCTCGCGGAACAACACGCCGTTCACAAAAATCTGCGCGATGAGCGGGCCCTCGGTGCTGTCGTTCAGGGAGGCGTCCGCTTGCAGGTAGACGAACGTGCTCAGTTGCACCGTGTCGTAGCCCAGGAACCACGGCAGGTCCGTCTTGATCACCGTGGTCCCCTGCGTCGAGGTCACGTAGGTGATGGTCACGTTCTGGTGCGTGCCGGTCACGCGATACTCGATGCGCGTGGGAAGCACGATGGGCGGCAGCGGCGTCGGGGCGATCGGCGGCTCGGGCCGCACCGTGGTGCGCTCACAGCCCACGACCACCAGCAGCAGCAGCACGAGCGCGAGGCGTTTCATGGTGTGACCTTTCCTGTCAATGTCGTGTGGAGGGGCGGACGACCCGACCGTCCCAGCAGCGCCGGGCCGCCCGCCTCCGGTGGGTCATGGCCTACCCACCGAATCCGATTACTCGCCGGGCACGAACACCAGGGCCACGGCGTCGCCGAGCACCGTGCGATACAGCCAGCCGCCCTGGACGCGCAACCGCTCCGTGCGGTCCTGGTCGCCATTGTTTTGCAGGGATTCCCAGTCTCGGATCGTCTCGTCGGGATTCAATTCGCTTGGCATGTTCTCTCCTTGGTTAGCGTTCGTGAATCTTCAAGCCGTAGAGCGCCTCGAACAACTTCTTGCGGAGCTGGTAGGCCTCGGTGCGCGTGGCGCGCGACTTCGCGTCGATCACCTGGATCTGCCCGTCCCGCTTGCACAGGAAGTCGCAGGTGTAGCGCCCCAGGTAGAACGGCAATCCGTCCTTCGCTTTCACGAACAGCGGGAAGTGCCGCTGCCGCGTCAGGTCGGTGATGTCGCCCGCGATCAGCTCGAGGCACAGCTCCTGCCAGATGCGCGCCTCGTGCGCCGAGTCGAACGTGTGGCCGTCGATGGTCGTCTTGCGCGCGTTGAACTTGTTCTTGGCCGGCGCGGCGCCGCCCGCGATCGCCAGGTTCGCCTCTCGCCACCCCGGATACCGACTCATCCCTACTCCTCGTCGAAGTCAAACAACGGCAACTCGCCCTCGTCGCGGGCCGCCGCGAGGAACTGCGCGAGCCGCCCGTCGCGCTCCTCCTTCAGCGTCCCCATCGTGACCTTCACTTGCGCGATGCGGTCGTCAATTTTGTGAATCTCCCGTTCCAGTCGCCGCATCTGATGGAACCGGCGGGCGGCGCGTTCCTCGGGTGATGTTCACCACACTCATGAGATCCGCTCCCACGCCCTGGTCGTTACGTCGATGGCATCACGTGATACCCCGTCGAGCAGCTCGATGAGCGCCACGACCGCCGCCTGGCAGGCGATGCACGGGTGGATGCCGTCGTTCATGCACTTGCAGCCGCGGCCGTACCGCCGGTGGTAGGTGAGGGCGCGCGAGGCGAGCGGTTCCAGGCGGTCACGGTCGTCGTCGCTCATCGCACCCTCCCGCCGCGCGCTCGCGGCGTCCTCTGCGAATGTCGTGGTCGGGCGGGGAGCACTGCAGGGGGCGTCGACTGTGCTGCACCAACTGGGCGACCCGCCGGATGCTCGGGCCGTCGTAGGCCAGGTGATGCCGGGCGCACGCCCACTTGAGCGTGTCCTCGAACTCCGCCTCGCTCTCAAAGTGTTCCCCGTGGAACGTATGGGCGAGCTTGAGCATGACGCGGAGGTTCGGACGCCCCTCGTCGTTTTCGTCGCCTGTCGGGTTTTCCACAGGTTGAGGTGGCGGCGCAGCCGCTGTTCTTTGATCTTGTTCTTGTACTGAAGATGCAAGTGCAAGTGCAGAGTTATCCGACCTTATAAGTAAATGATTACTACCCTTATCGGTCGTTTTTGGGCTCTTCGACCACCGACGTGCCATCCCTAACTTGCCGCCCTTCGAGCACTTAGCGGCAAACGCGGCTTGCTTGGTCCGCTCGGCATCGAGGCGCTTGTGTTTCAGACCCTTATCGGTCCGCGTGAAACACGGCGCGATTTCCGCCCAGAGTTTGTCCCACGTTCGGCGCGACACGTTGAGCGCCCGGGCGAGGGTGTCCGCGTCATCCGGCAGGCCCCGCTCGACCCAGTAGAGGCAGCACAGGTGCCAGTAGGCGCCGCGCGCCGCCCACGACATCGCCTGGACGCGTAGGTCGGCGAGGTAGTCCCGCGGATAGAACTGAAACGCCGGGGGGCGGGGCCGTGCCATTACCGCATCCGACGCAGCCGGTGGACTTCCGGCGGCTCGTCGGCCCAGTCGCCTTCGAGCCAGGTATCCACCCACGAGCGCCGGAGCCGGTAGGGTCCGTGCCCGCCGTTGACCTTGATCGCACGCAGTTGGCCCCGCGCGATCGCGTGGCGCAGCGTTTCGACGTGGAGCTTGGATTCCGCCGCCGCCTCTTTCAGCGTCAGCCAGGGATCGGTCACCGGCGCCAGCGGCCGCACGGCCTCGCTGGTGTTCACGACGGCACCGCCGCAATCGGAAACAGCGCGTCGACCGAACTCTTGAGCGCGACGGCGAGCCGCTGCGCCGTGTCGAGCTGCGGCGACGTGCCGCCGTGTTCGAGCTTGTAGATCGTCATCCGCGACACCCCGGAGAGGGCCGCGAGTTCAGTGAGGCTCAGGCCGGCGACGCGCCGCGCCGACGCGAGAGGAGAAACCGGCTCCGGGTCATGCGCCCGGGCCGCCGTCGTACGCCGCATGTTGGCCTACCTCCACGCCCAGTGGGAACTGGAGAACCGCGTGAGCCGTGGGACGTGGACGGTGGGGGGCCGTTCCCGACCTGTCACCACGGAAGATGACGTTTGTAGCATCGACGGGCGATGGAGTAAAGATTGATTTACATCTTTTTTTCAAGTGGTAGAGATGGAATATAATCAGAGTAATACAGGTGCACCGTGGGCAGATATTCTGCCTGGATGCGGCGGCTTCCTCCGACGCGGCTGCAACAGCTTCGCGGCCACGCCATCCGGTACTTCCGCGAGGAACGCGACCTCACCCAGGGCCACGTCGCGCGGCTCGCGCATGTCGGCGTGGCAACGATTGGGCGGCTGGAGACACGCGGCCCGCGTGATGCGCGGCTCTATGCGCGGGTGTGCCGGGTGTTGATGGTGTCGCCCAAGGAAGTCGACCAGTGGATCGCGGCGCGCGCGATTGACCCGCGCCTGTGGCCGTTGGTCTGGTGGTTTGCGAGTCTGACGCCGGCGCTCCAGGACGCGTTCGGCGAGTTGTTCAAGCGGTTGCCGTATGACTAGGAGGTGACGATTGCGGGATCTGTTGAAACGCTGTGGCTGTCCAGCGGCGAAGTGGTCGAAGTGTTCGCACGGGTTTCATGTGCGGAAACAGGTCGGCGGCAAGCGGCCGAAGATTTCCATCGATGAACTCGTCGGCCACACGCGCATCCGGCTGGTGAGCCAGGCCGAGGACGTGCGCGACGCGATTGTCCTCGCGTTGCGGACGCGCCCCCCAGGCACCGACCTGATGCCCTACCTGCGGGCGCACCCGGCCATCGTCCCCTTCCGGCAGGCCGGCCTCGCCACGCCCGTCACCGCGGCGGCCATGACCGCCGCCGCCAGTGCGCCGCTCAAGGACGTGTGCACGGCCTACGTGAGCGCGCTCGAAGCGGACCCCGACCGCCTCCCGAAGTACCTCAAGAACGCGAAGTCGAACGTCGCGGTCCTGACCGCCTGGCCGTTGCCGGCCGCGCACGATGGCTTCGCGGTCGCCACGCCCCTGGGCACCGTGCCGGTCGGGCGCCTCACCGACGATCTGCTGGAAGCGTTCCTGCTGACGCTCGCCAAGACCCACGCCATCAGCACGCGCAACAAGTATCTCGACTTCCTGCGACGGCTCGGCCGCTGGGCGAAGCGCAAGCAGTACCGCGCCGAGGCCTGGCTGGTGCCGGGGGACGAAGGCCCGACGCGCAAGAAAGAGACGCGGCGCAAGCGCCGGTTGCTCCCCGGCGAAGGGGATGCCTTGCTGAAGGTGGCCGGGCCGCTGCTGCGCGCGTGCATCGTCGCAGGGGTCGAACTCGGCGCGCGGCTCGGGGAGCTGCTCCGCATCGTGTGGGGCGATGTCGATCTGCCCCAGGCGAAGGTGTGGGTGACGGACCTGAAAGACCCGACGCGGCGGCGGTCGCTCCCCCTGTCGCGGCGGATGCTCGCGGTGCTCGAGATGCGGCGCACCGCGCCCGACGGCCAGGCGCAACCGCGCGACGCGTTCGTGTTCGGCAACGAGGTCGGGGAGCGCGTCGAGTCGGTCTACACCGCCTGGGTCAACGCCGTGCTCAAGGCGCACGGCTTCCCGGTCCTGCGCGACAAGACCACCCACGCGCTGCTGCCGGCCTCCCAGCAGGCCTACGCGGCCATCGACCTGGTGTTCTCGGATCTGCGGCACGAGGCCACCAGCGGATGGCTGGACAAGGCCGTGCCCATCACGGCAGTGCGCGACTGGCTCGGGCACCAGTCCTTCGCCATGCTGGCGACCTACGGCCACACGACGGCCCAGGAGTCAGCACGCGCCATGCGCGAATACGAGAAGGCCACGAAGCGGCGGCGGGGCCAGTCTGGGGCCACGGCCAGCGGGACGGCGGGAAAAGTGGCCCAAAGTGGCCCCACAACAGCCTCCAAGGCCACGGCACGGCGCACCAAGGATTCCGGTAAAGCGTTGACTCATTAACCACTTGCGCGTGTAGCTCAGTTGGATAGAGCATCCGCCTCCTAAGCGGCAGAACTGGCCCAGCGCTGACCCACTTATGCATGTTTTCCTAATGTTTTCACGGTGCGACCAGCCACCGACCGACCGCGCTGCCGGGAAAAGTGGCCCAAAGTGGCCCCAGAGGCCCCGGTGATTCCCCGGCAGCGGTGGGAGCCACAGCCCACGCCCGACACCTGGGCGGCGATGTGGCCGGAGGTCGAGGAGACACGCGAGGCGGTGTCGATGATGACGGCCGACACCGTGCTGCAAATCCTGCACGGCCAGGGGCTGACGTGGGGCCTGGGCGCGACGGTCGCCGGCGACGGCCGCCAGCGTCACGCGCCGGACCCGCACCAGCCGCACCTGCACCCGAAGCCCCCGGATGCCCGGAGCGCCTACACCCGCATCACCTGTCCGGTGTGCGGCATGAATGTCGCGGCCCGACCCACCGGCTGGGTCATCCGACACAAGGCCTACGAGCTGGAGCCGGGGAAGCCGGACTGCTGGGTCTGGTGTCCCGCGAGCGGCGTGCAGCTCCACCCCGGCAGCATCGAGCGCCTCCGCATCCACTGGGACCGCTGAGGGTGTTACAGTCCGTGGGCCATGAAGCCTCCCCACGACCTCCCGACCCCTGTCTGTGAGCCCTACGCCATACCGAAGCGCGATCGCCGCCGGTGGCCGCGCCTAGCGGGGGCTGAACACCACCAGCACCAGCGAGACGACCAGCAGCAGGACCGCCGGCCAGAGTGGTGCCCGCCCAGCTCCAGCCATGACCGTCACGATGAAGGCGCCGACGAGCAGCAGTAGTTGCAGCAACCCGAGTGGTGTTGTGACCATCGTCATCCTCCTGCGATCCGTTTGTCTTTCTCGTAGGCGGCGGTGAAGGCCGCATCCGTCATCACGTCGAGGAACCCCTCGTCGGTGAGCGTGATCCAGTCCGTCGGGTTCACCGACTGTGGCGCAATCGGCACCGAGTACGCGACCACCGGAGGCCCGGTGACGAGCCGGCCATACGTGATGAGGTCTTGCACCCACGCCTCGGCCTGCGTCCAGTCCTCACCCTCGACGTGTTGGTGCGCGTCGAGGCCTTTGGGTTTCTTGTAGTACTTCGGCATGGTCGGAGTTACTGCAACGGCAGCACGATCTGCCCATGGAGGTTGATGTTGCCGAGGCCGTAATTCGTTTCGGTCGCTTTCACCAGGCCGAGCAGATCCGGCGCATACGCCGCGATGTAGCCGGTCGTTTTGCCGATGCTGTCCCACACCCAGAAGGCGGGCGACAACACGTTGCCTTGCACGAGGAACCCTGTGGGCATCTTGAAGTAGACGATGTTGCTCGCGGTCCCGCTGGTCGCCGCATTGAAGACGGCGAACTGGAGGATCATCGTCTTGCCGATGAGCGTGTAGCGATGCTGCGCCACGTCAGCCGCTTCGACGGTGAGCGTCATCGGACTGCCGCCGTAGTAGTTGCTGGCGAGGAAGGGGATGTTGACCCACTCGCCCATCGGCATCGTGCGATTGCGCTCGCGAACGGCCCCTCGGACATTCAGTACGTCTTGACCTGGGTCATACCCAAACGTCGTTTCGGGAGACGTGGAACCCGCCGGGAAGTAGATGTTTGAGAAATACCCAAAGGTGTTCAGTACGACAAGACTCCCGGCCTTGCTGGGATCATCCTTGAGGTAGGCGTCTTGGGCCGCATTGATGTGGACGTTCTGGCCGAGATGCACGGTCCCGATGTCGAGCACTTCCACAATGCCGCGCTGTGTCGCCGCTGCCCGTTCCAGCGTGACGGTAGTGACCTTCGGGTGTGGGCTGTAGACGGACGGGACACCCGCCCCCTGCGAGATGAGGACTTGGCCGAGCGCGGCCGTCGGCAGTGTCGCGTCAGTTCCCGGTACGCCTTGCGGTCCCTGAGCGCCCGTGGCGCCGGCTGGTCCTGTTGCACCGGGTGCGCCAGGTGCGCCGTCATCGCCATCAGCACCAGCAGGACCAGTCGGACCAGCAGGACCGACAGGTCCTGTCGCACCAGTGGGGCCGGTCGGACCCGCCGGTCCGGGCGCGCCGTCATCACCATCAGTCCCGGCTGGCCCGGTCGGTCCGGTCGGTCCGGTCGGCCCCGTGGGTCCAGGCGGCCCTGTTTCGCCTGGGGCGCCGGCCGGGCCTTCGGGCGCTTGCCCGCCCTCGACGGGCGGGGTGCCCAGGGCGCCGGTCGCAATCCCGACGCTGCTGCCGCCCGCGGTCACGTCGCGCCAGAAGTCGAGCCAGCTCGCTTGCGCGATGTCGCCCTCGAGCAACTGCAACGTCGTCGTGATCTTCTGGTCCTCCTCGACCTCGAGGGACACCTCGGTCGTCAACCACTCAGCATTGGGCAGCGTGCGCGACGGCACGTCCAGCCGGATCGTGTCGCCCGGCAGGATGTCATCCGCCACGCGCGTCTTCAGCGTCACCGTGCGCGGAATCCGCTGGTAACTGGCGAGCAAGCCATCGGCGTAGGCCTGCGCCTGGAGCGGGTCGAAGATGTCGGCCCGATCAACGACGCCTTCCCACGGTTGCGTCAAGGCCTCGGGCAGCTCCGCGTAGACGGTCTGCGGAAACGTCGTGTCGTAGGCGAACGTGATCTTGTCGCCGGGCGCCGGCGCGGCCGCGTCGTAGGGAGGGCCGGGAATCGTCGCGCCGACATTCCGCACGAGCTCCTGCGTGGCGAAGTCGTACCACCACGGGCGCTCGTTGTCGGCCCCGGTGCCCGGCGTCGTGGACACGCCTTGCAGGCCACCGCTGGGTGGGGGATACGGCCCGCCGACGTAGGCGAGCCAGCCGATCTTACTGACGGGGAACTTCGTCTTGAAGCGGATCGTCGTCCCGTCGCCGAAGAACACCTCCTGCTGGCCCCCGGTCCCGGTGCCGTAGCGCACGAAGATGCGATTGAAGTAGGTCCCGCGCGTCCGCGTCCAGGTGATCGGCCCGCGAATGTTGCGGTTCGCCGCCGAGAGCGTGAACGTCCGCGTCTTGCCGCCAATCGGGAACCACTGGACCAGGCCGGTCGGTGTGAGGCGATAGACCCAGCCGGTCAGCACGACCAGGCGGTTGAAGGCGTCCTCGAGCGTCGTGCCGTCCAGCGTCACTTCCGGCAGCGCCGGCCCGACCGCCATCGCGGGGTCGAGCTTCACGCCGAACACGCCGAGGTACTGCGTGACCAGGTCCGTCACGACGGCGCGCAACGTCCAGCCGGCGAGATAGTGCTCGCTCACGCGCCGCTGCGCGGCGGCCCGCCAGTCATCAATCGCGCTGATCGCGGTGACGGTCCCGACGCCGGGCGCGCCCATCGGCTTGTCGGTGACGGTGAGGATCGCCCCGCGAAAGAGGATGCGGCCCTCGTTGCGGATTTCCAGGCGGTCATCGATCTGTGGACGGTAGGCTGTCTCGAACGAGTCCTGGTCAACCGTTTCGAGTTCCGCGCGCCCGCGTGCCCCGAGCTGATACTCGATGCGGAAGCGCGGGCGCGTCGTGCCCGTGACATCGGCGGCGTCGATCAGAATTCGTTGCCCCAGGTCGGGGGCTTCCGGCGGGGGAATCGGCGGCGGCGGGTCGGGCACGCCGAAGCCGGCATCGAAGCCGTTGGAGAACCCCCCGTGGATTGGGCCAGGCTCAGGCTCGACCGCGCCCCCCACGGCAAACGCCGTGCTGTAGGCCGAGGAAAACTCGACGGGCATGGCCCTACTTCACCAGGCCGTAGCAGCGAATCACGCCGGACGAAATGAGGCTGGCCTCGAAGTAGAAGCGCACGGCGTTGATCGCCGTGGTGGCGACCCACGTCCCGGACCCCGTCCAGCGATAGTGTTGGCCCGCCTGGCCCGCCGTCGTGTCGATGAGCGCGCTCTTGCGGGGCCGCGTGCTCATCGGGGCGTACAACTTGAGGGTGCCATTCACGCCGTCGCCGCTATTGATGACGTCGAACGCGAGATACCACGCCGTTTTGGCCGCGTTGCCTTGCACGATGTTGGAGCCCGCCGTGCCGATCCAGTGGTGGCCGGAGTGATAGATCGCACCCGCGGCCCAGGTCGCCCCACCGTCAATCGACACCTGCGCCAAGAAGTCCTGGGTGTTCGTGACGTTCACGACGTTGACGAACTCGAACTGATACACGTCGTAGGCCGCGCTGATCGCGGCCGTGAAGGCGAGCTGCGCGGAGCTGGCGGCGGCGTGCTGCTCGAGGAGCGCCAGGGAGCCTGACCCGAAGGGAAACCGCACCCAGATGGTCCCGTTCCAGCGATAGAGGGCCGGATCGTTGGTGGGGTAGTAGGTATCGCCGATGACCTGGCCCGTCGAGGGGATCGCGGCGAGCAGCCCGCTCTGACTGAACTTCTCCGGGTGCACCGAGATGACCGCATCGCGGGCATCCTGCGGCGAGATCAACCCGGTGACGTTGTCGGGGAGGAGCGCCTGCAGGTCGACGAGGGGGCGGCGGGTATCGGGCATCGTGGTGGTCCTTCGCGCTTAGTGGCCGACGCCCATCTCACGCATGATGCGCGGAATCCGCCGGGCCGAGGAGCGCGCGATCTTTTCGCCGTCCAGATAGATGGTGGTTTCGTAGCTCGATTCCACATTGAGCGCCTGGCCGGTGAGCGGCACGACCGCTTCCGGGCCGGACTCCCCGATCAGCGCGAGCGTCGGCCGCCGCACGATCCCGCCAGTCGCCATGTGCGGGACGTTCTGCGTGTCCACGCCTTCGGGGAGGCCCTTACCTTGCTCGTAGTTGTATTTGATCGTGAGCGGGTCGATCGTGATGTCGTTGAACGCATCCTCGATCGACGTCGCGGCGTTTTCGGCGGGCGTCTTCAGCTTCTCGAAGTAGTCCGGTAGATCCGCCTTGAGCACCTCGCCGATGGCGAGCAGCACGTCGAGGATCTTCTCGTTGACGCCCTTCATGTGCTCGCCGACCAGCCCCTGCTGCTCAGCCTGGTCGAGAATCGCCTGGGTCGTGTCGTCCGTGACCTGGCCGTACTGCTGCTGCGCTTCCCACAGCGTTTGCAGGACGGGCTGGCTCAGGGCGAGGGTCTTCGCGGCGTCGCCGCCTTTGTCGATGATGCCCTGGATGCTTGCGCCGATGTCGGCCGCGATGGCCTGGAACCCTTCGGGCGACAGGGCCTTCGCATCGAACAGGCCGCGCAGCACTTCGCCCGAACTGGCGATCTGCTCGAACAGCGGCTTGAAGGCTTCGTTGTTGACCAGGTCGAAGTTGGCGCGCAGCTCGTCGATGACGGCGGTGCTGGTCAGGCCCCACTTGCTCACGCCGTCCTCGAGCATCTGGAACGCCGGCGCCATCTGCTGCAGGGCCGTGATGCCGCTGCCGGTTTCCTTGACCAACCCGGCGAACGTGTCGCGGATCATCAGCCCGAGCCGCGCGAATTCGCCCTCGGAGGCCTGCGCCTGGGCCTGGAGCTTCTGGGTGGCGTTCTTGCGGTCCTCCGCCTCTTTGCCGGTGAGCTTGTCGCCTTCGGGCGGTTTGTTCGCGGCTTCGTAGAGCGTGCTGAACTTGTCAGCGAAGATCGTCGCCCGGTCGTTGATGCCCTTCATCGCCACGTTGAGGGCGGCGAGCCGCTGCTTCTGTTCCTCGAGGGCCTTGTTCAATTGATCGACGGCCGCGGTGAACTGCTTGGCGTTCTTCGCGTCGAACGCTTTGGTGATGTCCACCCCGAGGCTCTCGGCGAGCTGCTGGAGTTTCTTCATCCCGCCGTACTGCTCGAGCAACGCTTTCTTGTTCGCTTCGAGCGCCGCCTTCTCCTCCTTCGCCTTCTTGGCGCCGCCGAACAGGCCCCCGAACAGGCCCGCCGCGCCGCCCACCACCGCGCCAATCGCGGCGCCGCCGGGGCCAAACATCATCCCGACCCCCGCCCCGGAGAGGGCACCGCTGGCCGCGCCGCCCAGCGCGCCCTTCACCTTGCCTTGCGACCGCCCGATGTCGTACCCGCCGAAGAACGACTCCACGCCGACGCCCGCCAGGCCGATCGCTTTCTCGCCGGTGGTGTAGCCTTGGCCGGGCTTCTTGGCCGCCGCGATCTTGTTGAAGTTCGCCATGAAGATCGACCCGGCCTGGCGGCCGATCGCCGCGAACACGTTGTCGCCCGCCTCCAGCGCGTCCCGGATGATGTAGGGGATTTCGGCGAACACGTCACTGAGGCTGTTGGTGAGGGCGACCCACTTGAGTTCCGACAGCTCCTGCGTGATCTGCGACTTCACCTGGCCGGCGAGCTGCTTCGCCTGGTTCATGTCGAACAGCTTGGTGATGTCCCAGACGGGGATGCCGGCCTCCGGCGAGGCCAGGTTCTCCAGCATTTCGTTGAAGTCGCGGGCCATCGCGTCCATCTCGTCGCGCACTTCGCGGATCTGCTTCGGGAGCCGCTGGGCTTCCTCGTACATGTCGTTGAACACGGCAGGGGCCGTGACGCCCATCGCCTGCATCCGGTCCAGCGCCGCCTTCAGACTCTTTTCGAGATCCTCCATTTGCTCGACGGTGAGCCGACTGACGTTCTTGGCGCTCCCCAGCGCGTTGACCATTTCCCAGGCGTCTTTGATCTCCTTGAAGCCGAACATCGCGTCGCGCGTGCCTTCCATGCCTTTCTGGAAGGCCGGGAGGTTCGCCACGATGCCCTTGATCGCATCGCGCAGGCCGGTGGTGTCGCCCATGTCGTCCATGAGCTCGCCCAGCTCACGGTAGGTGTCGACGGTTTCCTTGGTCTTCTTCTGGACCCGGTCCATGCCGGCGGCTTGTTCGATCAGTCCCTGCCCGGCCTGGCGGCCGGCGGCGCCGATGTCGATCGTCACGCCGCGATACTTCTTGGCGACCTCGATGGCTTGGTCGATTTTGTCTTTGCCGGCGGCGAACGCCGCCGAGAGCAGGACCTGGTTGTCCTTCAGCGTGGTGATGGCCTCGGTCACGTCGGAGGACTTCTTCCGCCACGCCTCCAGCTTGTCCTGCATCGCATCGGTGCTGATCCCGAGCGCCGCGAGCGCGGCCGTCCCGCCGGGGAGCGACGAGAGCGCGACGACCAGGAACTTGATGGCCTGGATGCTCTTGGTCGCAAAGTCGATGATGGACTGCGCGCCTTCCAGCGCCTTGATCGCGAGATACCCGAGGCCCTCCGACATCAGCTCGAGGCCAATGAGCGTCGCCTTCGCGTAGCGCAGCAGGAACACCAGGGCGTCGGACACGAAGTTGGCGCCGTGCTCGGTGTTGGACAACCAGGTCGTCATCTCGCGCAGCGCGCCGGCCACGATTTGGATGACCTCCTGGAGCGACTTGTTGGTCGTGATTGCGTTGCCCACCTCCGCCTGCAACGAGATCCACGCGGTATCGAGCGCCGTCACCGCGCCGCTGTAGGTGCCCAGGGAGCGGGCCGCATCGCCGGCCATCGCCGCGCCCTCTCGCAACAGACCGTTGAGCAGCGCCTGGCGGGCCGCCGCCCCCTTGGTCTTGTCGGAGATGTCCTGCATCTGGAACCCGTGCTCCTTCATGATCACGGACAGGTTCTTCGTGATGCCGACGTTGTCGACCAGGCGGGACTGGCTGTTCTTCAAGCCCTCGGTCGCGGTGCGGATCGCATCGCCGTAGGAGAGGAAGCCCTGCCGCCCGTAGACGGCCGCGTCCTTGAACGTGTTCATGATCTTGACGGAGTCTTCGAGGCCGAAGCCCGTCATCAGGAGGTTCTTCAGGCCCGCCGCCGAGTCGCGCAGCGGGAGCAGTCCGTCTTGGGAGAGTTGTCGGGCCGCGTCGGTCGCAGTCTTGCTCGACACCCCGAAGGCGGTGGCGACGCTCGACAGCCCGATCAGCGCGTTGTTGAACTCCGACGAATACTTGACGGCGTTGGTGACGAACGTCTGGAAGTTCTGCGACGCCGAACTGACGATTTTCGAGATGGCTTGCGACCACAGATTGCCGAAGGCAATCGACTTCGTCATCGAGCTCTGGAAGCCGGTGCCGAAGTTCTGGACCTGGAGCGTCAGCGCCTTGAGTTGCTGGGTCGAGTTCCCGGCGTTGATGGTGACGGCAATCGAGAGATTGGCGATGGTTGCCATTTACAGCCCCTCGAGGCGTCGCCCCATCGCCATCATGCGTTTCGTGTAGCCGGTTTTCGCCGCCTGGGCGGCGGGACCGAAGAACGGGTGCGCGGAGTAGTACATCGTGCCGAACTCCACGAACCGCCAGTAGACGGCGGCGGGGCTGGAGGCCCGGAGGCCGATGTAGCCGACGTGCCGCATCTCGCCCTGGTCGCCCTTCTTGAACTGCGTGCGATAGATGATGCCCTTCCGCAATTGCCCGGTTTCGCCGAGGGGCGCGAGCCGCCGCGCGTAGTCGCGGATCTCCTCGCACGTCTCGCGCACGGCGGCGGCCTCGACGTTGTAAATCGTCGGCACGATGCGGTGGAGTGTCCGCACCACCTCCTTGACGCCGTGCAGCACCGCCATTGTCTGCATGTCAGCTCACTTCTCCTGCGCCCACTTCATCGCCTCGTGCAGCACGCGCGCCCGCTCGAGTTCGTTCACCACTTCCTGCTGCTCGTCCGTCAGCGGCGCCGGCGGCGGCCACGTCTCCAACTTCGACCGCCCGAGGAGTTGCGCGACGGTGAGCTGCTTCTTGGTGTAGGGCGCGATGATCCAGAGGCCGAGATAGCCGACCTTTTCCCACGCCCGATCGTTGCGGCGCTTGAAGCCGAGATACATCAGCTCGAACTCGCGCGGCAGGAGCCGCCAAAACTCGCGCGGCAGCAGCTCCAGTTCGCCGAGCCCGATCTGTTCGGCCCACGTCAACCAGGTGCGGAAGGCCCACGTTACTGGCTCGTGGGCGTCGAAGGGTTTGCCGCGGCGGCCTGCTCATCCGCCGCCGTTTTGAACAGGCCGGATTCCTCGAGCGCGTCGTTGATGCCATCGGCCAGGGCGCGGATCTTCCCGCCGTTCTGGAGATACGTTTCGAGGCGCACCTGGACGAGGTGGGGCGTCAGCGCGCGGTCGTCGTGCTTCATCCCCGCCCAGAGGAACATCACGAGCGCGTTGACGCCGAGTTGGGCGAGCTTGTTCACGAGGACGCCGAGCGGTTCGCCGTCCATCGCGCGTTCGAGGTCACGAATCGCCGCCAGGTTGTACACAAGCGGGCGGGGTTTGTCGAAGTCGATTGTGGTCATCTGTCCTCCCAAGTGCGGCCCGGACGGCAGCGCCGGGCCGGAGTTGGCGCTCTACGGACGTGGCTAGGCGGCGTTGCCGACCATCCACGTCGTGCCGTTCCAGAACTGGTGCTGCGCGTCCGCGGTGACGACGTGCTGGCCGGTCGTCCACGCCGTGTTGGGACTCGCGACGACGGTGGTCAGCGCGGCGTTGTTCGCCGGGACCGCCGCGCCGCTCGGCGTAAACGACCCTGGGTTGCCCGCCGTCGCCCCGGTCGCCGCAGGCACAGGTTCGACCTCCCCGGCGGCGAACGTCCCGACCTCGCGCGTCGAGCAGCGGACTTCGGCGCTCCCCGTGATGATGCCGTCCACGGTCGACACCGGGCCGGTCCAGCTCAGGACGTTGCACAGCCCCGAGATCCCCGTCATGCCATCGTCACTGCCCAGCGGGCCGTAGATGTAGGGCACATTCTGCTTGCCCTCGACGCCGGAGAAGAACAACTCGGCCTCCGGCGTCCATTTGCTCGACAACGCCAGGGCGCGCGTGCGGAAGCCGGCGATGATTTCTTTGATGGGCGCCGCGACCCCCGGTTGAAATGTGGTCCCGTCGAGCTCGTCGGTCTGGCTCGAGGGCGTGACGCCATCGAGGTAGCGGCTGATGTCGACGCCGTCCAGTTTGAAGAAGGTCCGAATCCCTGCGAAAGCCATTGGTCACTCCTTACGCGCGACTTCGGGCGGCCTGAGGGCGGGCCGAATCAACGGTGGTCGGGTCGCCGGCACTGGCGCGGTCGGGGACCGGGGCAGTGGCGAGCGTCGTGTTCACGTCGGCGAGGACGCCGCGCACGAGGAAGATCACCTCGCCGCACTCCTCGGCCAGCACGTCGGGCGGCGTCTGCGCCACCCATTTCTCGATCGTCGTCACGCAGCCGCGACCGTGCCGCAGGAGCTGCGCGAGCATGTGCACGGTCGGGGCGCGCATCACGCTTTCCCTGGGGCCGTCCCGAGCCGCTGCGCCCCGCACGCCAAGCACAGCACCATCGGCGGACTCCCCATCACCGAGGCGTCCACTTGTTGCGGGTCCGGGTGCGGACAGCCCCCCGCCGGCGGGTTCGTCTCGTCCTCGTCTGGCGGCGCCTGCGTTTCCAGCTCCGCGATCAAGCCCTCGATCAGCAACCGCATCGCGTAGAGCTGCCGGAGCTGGCCCACCAGGTCGCGCGTCACGTCTGTTGCCCCACGCGCACCGTCCACATCGTCGGATAGTGCAGCGTCACCAGGCCCGCGTACTTGTCGCTGTAGGCGTCGATGATGACCTCGAGCACGCACGAGCTGTGGCTGTAGTCCGCGACCGGCAGCGGCACGCCGTACAACACGACGGCCAGGCGGTCGAGCGTCAGCAGGTTGAAGCCCACGTTCAGGTCGTGCGTCACGAGCTTGATCGGCATCCCGACTTCGCTGGCCCACTTGCGGCCGCTGCCCATCGTGGCCTCGCTGCGTTCGGTGAACGGCCCGATCGTCAGAAACGGCGGCCGCGCGCCTTCCGGCACGGCGCCTTCGCTATAGATCGCCGGGCCGCCGCCGACCGCCGGCGGGGCCGTGCCGATCCGCGCCACGAGCGCCGCGTCGGCCAGCAGGACTTGCCGCACCGCCGCGAGCACGCGCGGAATTGCCAGCAGGGCGGGTTCGGCCATCAGCGGCGCCAATTCGGCAACCCGTGCGAGCGGTCGAACTCGCCGAAGCCGGCGGGCGTGCCGCCGGCGGGGGGCGTCGGCGCGTTCCGGGTCAGGGTGAACATCGGCCCGATGTAGGCCGACACGCCTTCCGTCAGCCAGCACCGATACGCGCCGGCCGGCGTGAACACCTCGAACGTGACCGCGGCGGTGAAGGTGGTGGCCGTGGCGGTGCCCAGCCCGCTCTGCCCGACCACCGCGCCCCCGGCGTCCTTCATGACCAACCGGCTCCCGTTGGGCGTCGTCGGCAAGCCGGTGCCGGTCATCGTGATCGGGTGCGGGCCGATCCCGGTCCCGGCCGTGGGGGTGATGCCGGTAATCGTCACTGCCATCGTCGTCTCCTCATCAAACGCGGCCGAGAACGGGGGCGGAGCGAACGCGCCCATCAGACGCCATGCGCCACCCAGGCCGTCCCGTTCCAGCGGTAGATCGCCGGCGCGTCGGTCGGGTAGTAGGTGTCGCCCACCACGCGCCCGGTCGTCGGCAGCGCCGCCAGGAGCCCGGAGCGCACGGTGTTCTCGGGATGGACCGACACGAGCACGTCGCGCACGGCCTGCGCGGTGATCGCCCCGGTGGTGTTGTCCGCGAGCAGCGCCTGGAGCGCCGCGAGCGTGCGACGGGTATCCGCCATCGAATCCTCCAAGCCCTCCGGCACGCCGGTCACGATCAACTGCATGTGGACGCGGGTGTTCGGCGTGTCGGTCCACGCGCCCAGGTCGGTGCGCGTGGTCTTCATCGTGGTGTCGCCGCCGTCCTCCGCGCCGAGATAGAACGCCGCGTAGTCGTAGTAGTAGAAAGACGACGCGCCCAACTCGGGCCGCGCCGTCACGCGATAGGTTTCACCCGCCACCAACGTGGCCGGCGCCTGGAAGATGAACGGATAGCAGTTCGCCGCGTTGTAAGTGAACCGCGCCGGGTAGGTGTTGGTCGCGATCACCACATCGGCGGCGTCGTAGAGGGTCACGACGATGTTCGCGCCGTTGTTGTAGTGCTTGAGGTCGACGCCCGCCACGCGCATGCCGAACGGCGCGACGAACTTCAACCCCACTTCGTCAGGCGACAGGTTCGCCTGGAGCATCGTCTCATTCGCGGTGTAGTTGGCCGCGCGATCGCCACCAATGCTCTTGACCCACTTGCCGTCGGTGTACTGGCAGCCGACCATCAGCATGTGCGGGTGGTCGATGAACCAGCTGCCGTCCACGTAGTTGTAGCTGTAGCGCAGGAAGTCATGCGTATAGGTGCTGCCGACCGTGCGCCAAATCCCGATGCCCCCGTAGGTCGAGCCAATCCACCCGATCGTCACCCACACGACATCGCCTGGCACCACGACGCGCTTGGCACCGCCCGGCGTGCCGTCAGCCGTGGGCGTCACGGTGTAGGTCGTGTTCGCCGCCGGGACCGGGATGTCCACCCACTGGTCGTCCGTCAGTGCGGGCCGGGCACTGGCGGTCGCGTGCGGCGTCCGGTAGGACACGCGCAGCGGTTGGGGCGTCGGCACCCCGGTCGTGCGAAACGTCACCGCGCCCAGCGTGCCCCCCAGCAGGATCGGCACGCCCTGGGACGCGCGGAGGATGCCCGTGTCCAGCGTCAGCGGGTTGAGCGACTGCGACGGCATGTAGAACGGCGTCGAGGGCCAATAGAATTGCGCGTCGAGAAATCCCATCTCAGACCCGCTCCTGGCAATAGAGTTCGAGATAGCGATGGCCGAGGCCGCGATCGCGGATGTCGAGCACCTCGAGGTGCCGCACCTGCGCCCCGTCATCGAACTCAATGAACATCGCCGTCGACAACTCCGGGCGATACCAGCACGTCACCACATGGTCGATCCGGTTCGCGATTTGGCCGGCCGCGAGCTGCTCGAGCAGCGGGCGCCCGATCGTCGGCTCGACCCCGGCAAACATCTCGCACACCAGCTCCGGCTCCGCGTCGGGCTGCCCGCCATAGACCGGGTCGATCACCTGGGCCGGCCGAAACACGCGCACGAACCACTGGAGCAGCGCAATGCGCACGCTGCCGGTCGGGTTGATGCGTTCCATCTACGTCACCCAGACCAGCCGGTGAGGGGCGATGCAATCCTCGTAGCCCTGCGGCGTCTCGGAGATGGCGGCCACCGCGCCGGTGATCGCCAGGTCGCGGCCCAGCGTCAGCATGTGCCCCGCGAGGAGGCCGACCGCGTGGATCAGCGTGGGCGCTTCGGCGGCCAACGCCGCGACCGAG